TCATCACCTTCTATTTTAACACATATCTCAGTATCTTCATACCATGAGAGTTCATTGATGATTGCTTCTGGTATATTAATAAAGTACTCACCAGTAATTGGATCGACTTGTAGGGGTTGAAAAAATTCTCCGGAGTTTTTCTTCATTGAATGTATTATATGATTCGATTTTGTTTTTTTATATAGTACTTTTATACCTTTGATTATATCTCCGGGAAATTTTGAATTCGATGAATATTGATCGCTCGTTTTGGGTCGTTTATAGCTTACAGGGACCCAGAGGATTATAAAACGCCCCCACGCGCCCCGCGCCACGGGGACGCGGCGGGCGGGGGAACTGCTGCCCCCCGCACGAACGCACAAGGCGTCACCAGGACGGCAGCGCCTCCTGTGCCTCCTGGGCGTGGGTCTCTGAATACTGGGCGGCGATGGCGGTAGCGGGCAACCCCCAGTGAATGTAGGCGGAGGGGCGGGAACCGTTCTTCAGCTGGTCAGCACGGGAGACCCACTTGATCTGACGGGTCTGGAGGTCAGAGCACATGCAGAGGGGGAAGCGCATCGGGTGTCGGTTGAACTGAGAGTATCCTACAGGGTCAGGGGTCAGATGGCAAGGGCATCATCGATCCGATCCATCAGGCGGTCACGGGCAGCGGCGCGACGGTCGGCAGCATACTGGGCAGCAGCGGCGGCAGCGTTGGCATCCTTATCCCCGACCCACTGGCGACCCAGAGAGTTGACGGGGTTGAGCGTCCCCATGCGACCAGCACCGATAGCAATGTCACCCGACCCGACGTAAGAACCCTTACCAGCGTCGTGAGTCCCCAGAGCAGAGCGACCCGAAGAATTGGTTTTGGTCAGAGCAGAGCGGCGGGTCTTACGGGCGGCAGACTTGAGCACCTTCACCTTAGGGGTCAGACCGTTGGCAGCGAGGTCAGCAGCGATGGCGGTCAGGTTGGCGGTCGAGCGGGTCATGGGTCGTTTGTTTGAACTGAAAGTATTGTAGCAGGGGGGTCGGGTCAGTCGCGGTCGCTGATGTGCCAGATGCCCCACTGTCCATCCTGCTGGTTGCGAACCCTGATCGCTTCCTGCCGTTGCTGCCAATCATAGGTCTGCCATGCGTCAACCGTAGCGGCAACGTCCGAAGGGTCGGAACCGTAGCAGGCATTCCAGATCAGGTTCGCTTCGTCAAGGGTCATGGGTCGTTTGCTTTGGGAGTATTGTAGCAGATCAGAGGGCATTCAGTTGGGAGGCGATCCGTTCCGCTTCGGCAGGGGTAGCGCAGTGGGCGGCATCATACCAGACCCCAGGCATCAGGCGGCGGCGGATTCGGGCGCCGTCCGTTCTATAGGTGCCAGGCGCCTTAAGGATCTTATCCAGCAGGGGGAGGCGGGGCAGGAGCATCGGAGGTCGTCTGAACTGGAATCAGTATAGAAGCAAAAGGGAGGGGGGATGCCCCTCCGTTGTGCCACTATCAGAATTGGATGGGTTCGGCAGTCGGTGCGCTGATGGCAGCATAGTGGGCGGCGGCATCAGCGATGTTTGCGTCTGCCACGTCGTCAGCGATGGAGTCCAGCACCTGCAGGAGTTCGGCACCGTTGGCGGCGCGGTTCAGAAGAGCGGTAGCAAGGTCAGCGGTCATGATGGAAGGAAGGTAAAGGGTCAAAGGGTAGGAAGGGTCAGGCAGCGATCAGCAGGTCATTCTCCCAGCGGGCAGCGGTCAGGATCTCATCGTAGATCCGATCGGCAACCTGGTCAACGTAGCGGCGCTCATCCGCTTTCAGGATGGCAGCGCGGCACTGAGCGGCGATCTCATCAATGTTCAGAGCGCGGTCGGTGCGGGGGTTGTAGCGCATGGGTCGTTTGCGGTTGACTTGTTAAGTGTAAGGGGTCAGGTGGGGGGTTGGTGCCCCCCTTGTGCCAGTTGATCAATCGGCATAGAGGCGCTGGAAGTCGTCCACAAACTCCCGTGCCTCATCGCCTGACATACGGGAGATCATCTCAGTGGCGATGGTCTCCCAGGAGTAGAGGTCTGCCAGATCATAGATGGCGGACCGTGCCTGAGAGGCGGTCAGTTCGGAGGCGGTGATCTGAGCGTAGGTCATGGGGTTTCGGTTGAACTGAAAGTATTGTAAGGGGTCAGGGGGTCAGGCGGCGGTGCTTTGTGCCACTTCCTCATCTGGCACACCGTGAAGAATGTCGATCATCTGCTGGTGGTAAGCATCAGCTTTGACCACTACATTGTGAGACTCAGTTACATCCTCAATGTCATACTTTGTGAGTTCCAAAGTATTAATCACAGTGGAGAGGAGATCAGTCAGTGCCTCAATCTTTTGAGCGTCAGTCATCAGATCCCTTTGCGGTTGATCCTATTGTAGGGGGTGGCGCCCCTCAGAACGCCACCAACTGATCCAGATCCCATTGTGGCACACGGGCGACCTCATCGATCACGTAGTTGCCGCGATGCTTGCGAATCCAGGCGTTAACGTGCTTCGTGGTGGTGGCGCTCCACTGGTAAGCGGTGCGGATCCAACCCTTGCCAGGGACGATGGCGGCGACGGGTTGATCATAGGAGAACAGGATGCAGGTCCCGTCTGCCAGGGTCACCTCGGTTTGGTTGCTGCCGACTTGCTGGACTTTCATGTGGTTCGCTTGTGAACTGAGAGTATTGTAAGGGGTCAGCGGGCGATCAGGTCGCCTGCAGTGTACAGTGCCTGAGCTGTCACATGGCGGACGGGGCGAATCGGTTCCCAGAGCAACCACAGCAGCAGAGCACCAACGGTCAGGCGGAGCATGGTAGCACGGTGGAAGTCTGCGGAGCGGGAACGGGTCAGGGCTTTGATCATGGTGCCAGGTGAGCGGGGGAACCACAGGAGCGGTAGAATTCTACCATGCGTTCCGCTTCGTCAAGGGTGGGGAACCATTGCGACCGCCACTCACAATTGTTGTAGGGGACCTGGTAGCGGACTTCGTAGCGGGTCAGTGCCATGGGTCGATTGAAATGCTTTGGGGTGGGCAGTCCTCACCTCTGCCCTTGGGGGGTCCTCTTTCCTCCCCCCTGGTGAACATAGTATGGCACGGGCTGGGGGTCAGATCAACGGGGTCTGTGCCAGTTCAAAAAGTGGCACAGGGTGGCTGGTCAGGGGGTGCTGGGGCTCTATGATAAGGTCACAAGCGAAGGAGGGGCGGGGTATCCCTGAGGATGAAAAAGGTCGCCACGGGAGCAGCCTTAAATTATAAAAAGCATCGCAAAAAAGGGAGGGCGTCACCGCCACCCCAGAAAGGTGGCAGGGTTGCCATAGTCTGCGATCACAATCCCATTGCAACGGATCTCACAGTAACCGTAATCCTCAGACAGACTGTAGCACAGATCGTAGGCGCGATCCTCATCAGTGGTCGTGTTCTCCCAGGGAGCGGAGGGGCAGATCACATCGTAACGCATTCGGTTTGGTTCGTTTGGTATGAAACCAGTATAAGGGGTCAGGCGGCAGGATCGGGGGTGGCAGTGTGCCACCTATTCAACTGGCACACTGAAAGCGTCCGCTGTTGAAGTTATGATAAGCGAAGACCTCACGATTGACCAGTTTGAACATACCAAACTCATTGGTCATGACATAACCTTCGGCATCAATTCGGTTGCCGTTAATGTAAGCGGCAGGACCATCATTGCGGCAGAGGAACAAACAATCATCTTTGATAGACTTCACCAATGCCCACAGACGCAGCAGGTTAATGTCACAATCAAAGTCTTTGGGGTTGACTTCTTCACCAGCACGAATGCAGGCATTGATCTGTTGTTTGATCTTTGTCGCTTCCTTATCACTCACAAAGGTGGCAGTGGTTGCCATTTGACGGGCAAAGTTGCAGACCTCTTCAACATCAGCGAACGACTCCTGATTGTGCAGGATGTATGCATTCGGTTTCACGAACTTCACGTGCTCAGTATCATTCCAGATAGCACGGTCAGGGAATGCAACAGCGTCACGAAGATCGCTCTCAGCATAATAGCAAGTGTGCGGAGCGATGATGATGCTTTGCGTTACAATGTCACCGAACTGATAGGTAATGGTGTTGGAAGTGTACTCATTCAGTCCACCAAACCCGATGAAGTCTGCCTGATAGATTGTCTCAGTACGGGGCAGACTATCAAAGCAACAGTGCAGAATCTGTGCAACGTTGCCATCATAAAATGCATCTACCTCTTCGTGAGAGTGAGCAATACGAATCTTTTTCTTGTTAAAGACTGCTTTGGTGCCCACGAAAAATGTACCCGTGGCAGGGTCAATACCCCACACGATAGCAGGAGCACCATCAATCTTCACAGAAAGATGACCCTTTGCAGTGAACCAATCAAGAACCGAAAGGTCACCCGTCAGGATGGTATCTTCGGGGTGTTCGAGGTGTGTGTTTTTCATACTGTTAGTATTGCACGAAAAAAGGAGGTCTGCAAGGGGGTGTGTGACAGTTCCTCAACTGTCACAAGTCATCCAGATTTACATTTTCCCAACCACTAAAATCAGGTTCTACATCACCCAGAAGTTGCTGAGCATAATATAACGTGCCACGTTCAAAGTTTCTATCACGAAAATCATCAGTTTGCCCACGATGCTTATACCAACTGAGAACACCGTGACCAACATCAGAACGACTCACAATCGCCATATAATGATCATCACACCACACTTCATTCTCTTCTGCCATCTCACGCAATGCGGTGAGAGTTGCACAACACCAGTTGCGTTCTAGAAAGTTACCATTCTCATCAAAACCACATTTAGGATCATCACCTTCCCAATCTTTCACGAATGTGGAACAACGGGGGCATTTGTAAGTCATCAGATCCCTTTGTTTGTGATCTTAGTATTGCACGAAAAAAGGGGGGACGCAACCCCCCTTGTGCCACTTATTCAACTGTCACACTCTCAATCAGTTCTTGAATCACATCTTCATCATACACATACGAAATCTCAGTGAGAACATCCTCCTCAGATTTACCTGCGAAGTTCTCAACAATCGTATCATACGCAAACTGAATCAAACACTTAACGTCCATCTCATCAACAATACGCTCAGCGTAGTTTTCAATGAGTTGGTCAAGTTGTTGGGAAGTGAGAGTCATGAGTTTGTATCAGTTAGAAGGAAAGTTACGGCAGACAGCATCACATAGCGTCTTCACCAGTTCCTGTTGTTCTTCATTGTATTCATCACCCCAAGTGTCATAAAAAAAACTTTCGATGATACAATCAATGTCCTCCATGAGTTGTTCACGAGCAGACAACATTTCCAGTTTAGGATTCAATTCAGGCATCAGTAATCGTAGTTAGCGTTCAGGTACTCATTGACATCGAACTTCTCATCACGAAGTTCAGGAATGTCAAGGTCAAAAATCTCACCGGGCATGTCTTGGATTTCAGACCAGAGTTCATCAAACATGGTTTGTCTCTCAGGGACGAATGTAATGTATCAGGGTCTGGGGGGCATTGCAACCCCCCTTGTGCCACTTGTCAGACTGTCACACCAAACAGAATGCGTGGTTTTGAACAACATTTACCATGACACATTCCTGACGAAACTGTTTCTTATACTCGTCTGCAATGATCAACACTTCATCCAACATTTCCTCAGAGATAACAGTGAGAATACGAACCTTTTCGTATTCACCATTCCAACAACCATAACCCTCAGTGAGTGTAAACCCCGTCAGGTTTTCTTGAATGATTTCTTTCAAAAACGAAGAGAACATTACTGCATTCACTTCACCTGCATCAGGAATGTTTGCACCGAAGTAAACAGTGGTGGTGAACATTGAAGTTTCTCAACTGTGGTTAGAATACACGAAACCAGGGACCTTGCAACATACCCTGTGACACTTTCTCAACTGGCACTCTTCATGTAGATACGGTCCATAATGCACAATGAAAGGTCAAAACGAATGTCATCATCAACATCACCCATCTTTGCCTGAATAGCATCAGGAATGATCTCTTGCATAAAGTCTACCCAACGTTCATCAGCAAAAATATAATCAACCACTTCAGGGGTCAAAGCATCAGCGAGTTTCTGAATAGTTTGGTTGGAGAGAGTCATCAAAACCTCACGAACAAATGTACACTAACCCATCACCTGGTAGGTTGCAACCACCCTTGTGCCACTAGACAAACTGGCACAAGACCCCTTGATCGGGACCATCTGCCGTGATATCTTATAACAAATTCAATGAGGGGAGAGGTATCCCTGTAGACGAAAATACATCGCCACCGCTCCTGCCATAAAATATTCATTCTCAATAAGGCGCGCCTTATTGAGAATTATATCATGTGCCAATATTTAAACTGGCACATTACTCGAACGGATCGAACTCTTGTACCCTACAATGGATATCTTCACCTGGTTCGAGTTCGAGTAAGTCACGCCAATTAATATTATCTAGATCTAGATCATCATAACACATGATGTCTAGTGTTACCTGTATGATGCGTTTTTGTGCTAGCATAGGTGTCTCGTCTAGATGTATGTGTCTAGTCTAGATTGTATCATGCATAATGACGATATGCAAGACTTTCGTAATCTTGCCCATCTCGTGCATAATCCTCGTCGAGATCTAGTGCATCTTGTGCATAATACTCGTCGAGATCGTATGAATGATCGTTACAGTATGTGTAGTCGAGATCGTAGTCGTCGTACATAAGCTCGTCGAGATCTTTGAAACGCATGTGTATTGTAGCATAAAGCTCGACGAGATGCAAGATATACTAGATGTAGATCTCGACGAGATTCATAACAATATATATGTGTTCTCGTCTAGAATTGTGTGCTTCTCGACACATGTTCTCGACTAGATTCTATCACGAACTCATAAGAATGTCAAGTCCTTATAAGTCTTGTGTGGGTCTCGGAGCATTTTCGCGGGGGGGCGGACTTGACAAACTCCGCGTCTTATGATACGCTCGCTTAGGTCACAAGACCCAGACACATTTATAAGTATTAAACACATAAGGTCTGGGTATTCTCAATAATATCAACTTTATTGAGAATATTATAAAAAACACAAATATATTTCTGTTAATAATAGGTTAAATCTTCATTGTATACTATACGACACAAAATCTGTCATACCATACAATAAATCATATATACCATACAATATATTATGGTGTAACACCTTACAATATAAAATGGAAAGAGGCATCATCTATCTCATTCTCAACAAGCAAACAGGTGAAAAATACGTCGGAAACACCACACTTGCGATGAATAAAGAATGGGTACACCACATCGACCGTTCTAAAAGAATGTCATCTGAACCTTTACATAAGGCATTCAGACAATATGGTGTGCATAACTTTATGATCAAAGAGTTAGATGAATACGATGATACCTGTTTAGAGAACAAACTCAATGAATGGATAGACAAATATAAACCTGAATACAATCTTATTGTTACTAATGTAGAAAAAACGGTAATCTCAATGCAGGAAAAGCGGGAACCCGTAGGGTTGAGCGATAGCGAGATACCTAAACCTAAAAAAGAAAGAACATATAAGTCATCACCACACCTTATACAATGGAATGAAGAGAATAGAGGAGATGGTAAACACTTTGGTATTAAAATAAGAGGTAAGAACTTAGATACTGGTTTATGTACTGACTATGAAAATGCAAGAGTCGCAGCAGAACAAGTGACAGGTAATCCGCGAAACAATTCTAACATTCTACTTGCTGCCAAAACTGGTAGAACTGCATACGGATACAAATGGCAATTATTAGAAGAGAAGAAGAATAAAAGATCGGTATTTGGTGTCCATAAAAAAACGGGGTTGATTGGTCCCCGTTATGAAAGTATTAACGCTGCTGTTCGTGCCTTTGAATGTACTGATAAACACAGCATTCTCAAAAGTCTGAAGAACCCTGGTAAGTACAGTTGGAAGGGTTACTTTTGGTTCTTTGGTTGAACTGTTGCCTTATACGGAACTTTACCAGTCTCGGTATACATCAGAATATCATACTTGAACTTGCATTCTAATGGACGTTCATTGCACAACTTGAGTGTTTGATTGACCGTTGACTGATGTGTCACTGCACCAGAGAGTGAATATCCAATAAGTGTTGAAAGAATACAATAAACAGGTATCAGAAAACTGGTACGATTTCTGAGTCTGTGTACCCTTGTTTCTTCACGTGTTGTTCCCATAATGATGCATCCTCAATGTTATAGAAAATTGCGGTTTGTTTGGTGATTTTGTTCTTCTTCAATTTGTAGTATACAACTTGGTATTTCATTGTCATTCCAATGTCGAATTACGCCTGCAATAATAAAAAGATTAGTGAGAAGATAAGTGCCGAATATAATAGTCCGTATATGAGCAACGTGGTCTGATTCTCTGTCATTCTTTGATGCCTTTTCGCCTAATGCCTTTGCCCAGAATCTCCATAATGTTTTTCTCTTCTTCATGGAACTTTATAACGTTTGCCGATGTCAGGGTTGTATGGAAGTAGGTCTGCTTCAATCTTTATTTCCTTTTGCTTTTCTTTTGTGGTTCTTGTATCCAGAACATTGGTATTCATTAACTTTGGAGCAGTCATTTGTTCTGGTACATAAGAGTCTGCCAGACCAACACCAGTTGATGTTCTCATTCCTGGTCGATACTTGAGTTGAGCAGTGAGTGGAATCTTATCCTGGTTGCGGTCATAGGCAGCAGCCATTCTTGCAGATAATGTTGCTTTGACTGGTGTTGCTTTTTCTTTTGCCTGTTGAATCTTTGCTAGAAAGTCTTTGAATGTTGTTTGTGTTCCAGTTCTTAATGCTTGACCTGATGAATACCGTTCTCTTTCGGAGGCAGAAGATTCAGATGGTTTTGGTTGTGCAACTGGTTTTGCTTGTGGTGCCTGAGCAACTGGTTTTGGTGTCACACCAAACTGTGAAAGACGTGACTTTAACTCTGCCTGAAAGTTCTTGAATGATCTCCAGTCACTTGTTGTTTTTGGTGATGTGATCTGTGCTCCAGAAGAGTGCTTCCAAATGTTGTGCTTTCCCGTATCACGCACAAGTTCAAATCCTTTCTCAAGGGCATGTTTTGCAAACGGGTCTTTTCTGCCTTCTTGTATGTCGTTCACTACTTCTCTGAAAGAATCTCTTCTGAATATTTATCAGTACGGTATCCGACATACTCTAATTGACTCCACTGTTCTTTGTAACAAAGCACAAGCACTCTGTTGTTTTTGTGCAGTGAACATGCTTGAATGTTTTGTTCATCTTTTGGAAACACATTGGTCTCAATGGTGATGTACTCCTTATCGGCAAAGTATACCCACCCCTCAACACCTTTGGTCCATGAAACATAGTCATTCAAACTGGGTTTATACATACGCTGCTTCAAGTGGAGTTTGCTTTGGAATCATTGCAGAATACGGTGTTGTGTTTCCTATATCCACCGACTGTCCAATGGTTTTGGAGTTGATGGGGGAATAATAGGTTCTTGTTTTTGTGTTGTAGAACCCCCAGATACAACGGACGGGATCACCAAGATTGTAGTCAAACCGACGCTGATAATGAATCCAGATAGCAATAACATTGCGTTTAAACTCTGTTTGCTCATAATACATTCTTTTGGGTGCCTTATGGGGAAACTCAAGCATCGACAACGGCACGGAGACGGTTTGGATTGTATCCTTCGGCAATGAGGTCATTTAACTTTGCACTTGCTTGTTCTTTGGTCAGTTGAACAGTATCAACATCCACCAGTTCCCAACCGCTGGTGGTCAGTTCTTCAAGACGATAAAGTTTTTCCATGGTTATCAGGTCGTAAATGCATCAATGATACCAGATTCATACTCATCCACAAGAGCAAACTTTTGTGCCTTGACAACGTTTGGCATAATCAGATTCTGATAACGTTCATCAAAACCTTCTTCTTCTGCAAGAAGTTCAAATGCTTCCGTGTCATTCTCAGCAATCAGTGAAACGACTCCACCATACTCAGAAGATGGAAACGGAACCCAGTAGTCAACAATGTAAAGAGATTTCATTGGTATGTGTAAATTACTCCTTTATTTTAGTATGACGCTCAGTGTTTGTCAAGTTTGCAAGTTGTCTTTGAATCTCAAACTTGACGGGAAACAAATGTGATGAAAAGAAACCAGCATACTGCCCATCCTTGAGAAGATTGTAAATGTTCTCAACCTGCATCTGTGCCAGAATGAGTTTTGTCTTCTGGTCCATCAAACAAACTCCTGAATGTAGTAGTCTACGGTGACTTCCAGTTCTGCTGCTTTTTGTTCATAAAAGTTGTCAGTGTACTGCTGGGCAGCGACCCATGCTTGATGGTTAAACTGTTCGACCTCAGCATGTTTCATAAAGTCTTCAAATGCGTTCATAAACTGTTTAATGTCCTCGTCGTTCATTTTGCGTAGCGGCAGTTAGGGTGAGGTGCAGGAAGTTCGGCACATGCTTTATCATATGCCTTGAACAGTTCTTGGTCACGTTTGATGAGAACACCGTTCCACATCAAAATAGCAATGAAAGCGAGAAAGATGTAAGAGGTCTTCATCAGCAGGCACCGTAGAAAGGATTGCCAAGTTGAGGCAGGTTGGAGTTGTCACGGGTCTCAGTGTAACCAAGTGCCACACGCTCACGGATGTCCAGCAGCATCTCCACACGGTTCAGAAACTTCTTCGACACTTGACCGTGAGGAGCAAAGGTAACAGCACGGAGAAACCACTCTTTGCTGATGTCACCGTAGGGGGTCTTGACGGGGTAGAAGTCAACAACCATGTTACCGTCCTTGCTGGTCAGTTGAGGCGTTTGCATCGGGTCTTCCCCTTGACTACCTTAGTATTATAGGTCAGAAGGACGGCACCACGTCGTTCCGTAGACCAGTTTGCGAAGTGTCCATCTGCTCAAACACCGTGTAAAGTTTGTTATACAGTGCTGGCACACTTCCATATTCTCTTGCGATTTGATGTTCTTCCCTGACTCCAAGTAACTGTAGTGCAGATAGAATCACACCAATTTCATGAACATTCAGTTGTACAGTTGTTTCAGTCATTGTTATCAGTCCCAAGATACGTTTTGAAGTAAGAAACCAGGCATTACCATTGACCAGGCACCCTGCT